TGTCGGCAATCGCCGTTCCCTCCGTGCCGCTGTTGATCGAGTATTGGCCAAGCGGTCCATCGCTGCCCGGCTTCACCCAGTATTGGTTGGGGTCTCCTTGGCCACCCGTAGGCCACAAGCCAATGATCCAGTTCGAGCCATCCCAACGGATGTACCACTCGATATCTGAAGCGATTTTCCATTGCGGCCTGCCGTTGTAGAACCCATCATACTGGAAGTACTCGCCAATGGCCGTATTAGGCGTGATCGCGCCATCCACGTAAATGCAGTCCGGATAGGCCTCACTGCTGCTTTCGCTGCCGCTGCTCTCACTGCTGGATTCAGAGCTACTTTCACTGCTCGATTCGGAGCTGCTCTCCGAACTGGATTCCGAACTCGACTCCGAGCTAGACTCTGAACTGCTCTCACTGCTTCCGCCACTCGATTCACTGCCGGAACTACCGCTGCCCTCACAGCAGAGATAGACGGAAACGGTAGGCCGATCCTCCTGGCCAATCAGGCAACCTTGCTGAAAGGTGAAGCGCTTTACCGGGAAGACCAGGTAATCGCCTTGCCGGCTGGGCGGGGCGACCAGAAGATCAAAAGAGCCGGTCAGCCCATTTTCGCAGCCACCGCCGCCGCTGCTGGAACCGCTGGAACTACTGGACTCTGAGCTGCTCTCGCTGCTGGATTCAGGGCTGCTCTCGCTGCTAGATCCTGAACTCGACTCCGAGCTGGACTCCGAACTCGACTCAGAACTGGATTCAGAGCTACTCTCTGAACTGGACTCTGAACTACTGGAACTGCTGCTACAGGGACAGTGCCGGATCATCACCAGCATCCAATGATTCGGACCGGCCATGTGCCGCAGGAGCACTTCCGTATCTTTCGGTAGATACTGGCAGCCGGTCTGCGGATCGATCAGAGCGGCCGGATGGATGCTAATCAGGCCGTAGTCGTCATGGGCCAGACCGGTAATTTGTGTGTCGCGTCCCTGCTCGTAGGCGTCCTGGAAAGAGACTTCTGCTTGTTGGCATGCGAACCATTGGTCGCTCTTAACCTTGGCCGGGACCAGCTGTTCGTAGGTGTCTAGCAACAGCCAGAGGCCGCTGGGGTAATGGTAGATAGCCCACACCCAATCGCCCTCCGCATAGCGGGGAGGAAGCAGATGGTCTTGGCCGTCTTGGCCACGGAAGGGGTTGCGGTTCAGGCCGGGGTAGGCCGTTGGGGCCCAGAGGCGGATGCGCTGCTCCGGTACAGCCGGCGCCCAGGCTTCCGCCGGGCCTAAGCCCCGCTGCAAGATCACCGCTTCGCAATAGTGCCAGGCCGTGGGCAGAAGCTCCTGGTCTTGGCCGGGGGGTACATGCTGCCAGCCAGATGCAATCTGCACTAGCTGGATCGGCTGTCGCGGACGGACCAGCAGCCGCTGGCCTTCGGCCGACTGATCCAAGTCCATGCCATCGACGGTCCAGTTCAAGGCGGCCTGAGTGCCGCGGAGATGTTCGGCGGCATGGGCCGCCAGGATCGGATCGCCCGGCTTTGGTATCGGAAGCGTGCGCATGGCCGTTTGTTTTCGGATCTTTCAGGAAAACGGTGGCTTCGGCCTTTCAGCTGAACATGTTGGAAAAATCGACCTTCTGGTATCGGTCCACCCACTGGCCGCTGCCATTGTTCATCTTGATGCGTTGCCAGCCATCAGGCCTGTACTCATGGTTCCAGCCGTAGGTGTTCTGTCCGACCTTGATCCCACGGTAGGAGAACTTCGCCGTCAGTTTCCAACACCACGGCATGGTAATGCTAGCGCGGGTAGAAGGGGCCATTTCGTAGCCGAGAAATAAGATGGTCTCCGGCGGGCAACCCAAGAATGATCCATTGTTCACGCAGCCCAGCTTTTCCCGCCAGCTGCTAATTGGGGGATTGTCTACATAGTCCCATATGAGTGTATATTCCGCTTTGCGCACAAGGATGCGGCCTGCCGGGGAGTCATCTTCCGGCAGTGGCTGGCCCGGATAACCATTGGAATTATCCTCCCAGCGGACGGCCCGGGCAGGCAGGCGCATCCACTCACCTCCAGCCTGTATCATCAGCATCAGAGCGGTATCAGGGCGGACTGATGGTTTAGGAATCGGCCAGGGCTGATTGGCAAAATCGGTGGCGTATTCCGCTGTCAGTTTAGCCCAGTCGTAGCTGATTTCCCCTGCGCCGCCGTAGGCCTTGGCTTCGCCGGGAAACGGCTCGATCTTGACCTGGTTGCACCAACAGTAGGGGATGCTCGGATGCGCAGAACCGAGCAGCGATTCTGCTACAGCCAAGCGACTTGCCCACGGCACGCGAAAAATGCGGGTAGCGGAATTGCCGCTTCCGATCTGATGGGTGGAACTGTTGCTGCCGGTAAACTCGCTCATGCGGCCAGCCTCCTTGCTCAGCCGTAGGCGGCTTGCAGGCGGCCGCCGACGACTTGAACGCGCACGGTGTTGCCGTCGACGGCCTGGGAGAGTTTGTCGGTGGCTTCGGCGGTTTTTTGCGTGGCGTCGACGATTTTTTCTTCTTGCCGACGTGCCGCTTCTTCCTGCATCTGGTCGGCCAGGGCTTCCAGAGCCACAAAGCGAATCCGCGCTTCCGTGCCGGCCTGTTTGGCAGCCTGGGCGGCAGCGGCAGCCGGAGCGGCGGCAGGTGCTGTAGCGGCCTTGATTTCCGATTCCGCTGCCGCCGCGGCCTTCTTTTGCTTGCGGGCGTAGAACTCCTCACGCCTTTTCGCTAACTCCGCTTCCAATCGCTCCAAGGCTGGGGTGGTCTTTTTAATATCCGCCTCCACAAACTCCGGCATTTTTTTGATGGCCGACTGGAACCCTTGCGTAAGCGGGGTCCAATCGAACTCCCACCGGCCGCCTTTAACCCAGGTCCAAAAGGCATTCCACAGGTTCTTTAGGTTCGTGATCAGATTGCTGAACGTGGTCTTGGCCAGGTTCCAGATATCCGTTAGCACGTCGCGCCAGTTTTCCAGGAACCACGTAAGCAGAATCCAGGCGTTCTGGAAGAAGGCTTTGATCTGGGGCCAGAGGTTTTCACACCAGAGCTTAAACCGCTCCCAGGCGATGGCTAGATACAGACGCCAATTCTCAAAGAAAAACTGCACCGAGGCGAGCCAATTGGTCATCGTGGTTTTGAACTCTTCGGTACTTTGCCCGAGCAGCCCGCCCAGCAAGGTGGAAAATATCTGCTGCAGCAGATTGCCGATCCAGGAGAAAACCGTCGAAACTACTTCCCAGATCATGCGGCATGCGGCAGCGAAGGTTTCATAGACTTGGATGACGGTCTCTTTCCACTGATCCAGAAAACCGCGGACCCATTCCCCGGCGGAGCGGATTTTTTCGCCCAAGCCACCGAGCCAATCGCCCAGACCGGCCAGCAGCCCTTTGACGTTAAAGGTTTCGATGAAGGCCGTGCCCAGTTCGGCAAGAGCCGTTTTCAGGTTGCCGGTCACGGTGCTCCACAGGCCGCCGGTGGTCCTGGACAGGCGTTCCATGCCGCCGGCAAACTGGCCGCCGGCATCTGTGAGGCGGGCGATGGCTGCCTGCACATGGGAAAAGCCGACCCGGCCCTCGCTGACCAGCTCCCGGACCTGGGTTTCGGCAACGCCCAGCACCGCGGCCAGTTCTCGGGTAATGGGGATACCGCGGGCCTGCCAGGATTCGAGCGTTTCGGCGGTCAACCGGCCCTGGGCTTGTACTTTGCCGTAGATGGCGGCAAGATCGGCTAAACGGGCTCCGCTTAATGCGGCAATATCGCCCAAGCGCCGCATGGTAGGCAGGATGTCTTGGGCCGCCGTGCCGTAGGCCAGAAGCTGCTTGGCCACTTCGCCTAGTTCCATCTGCTCAAATGGGGTGCCCGCGGCGAACCGGTTGATCTCGGCCATCATCTGCTTGGCCGCGTCGGCAGAGCCCAAGAGCACCTCAAACTGGGTGGCCAGGCTTTCGGTTTGTGCGGCAAGGCTCATGATACCGCCGGCGCCGGCTACGCCGGCTGCGCCGAGAGCAGCGCCAGCCAGTCCGGCGGGGCTAGCCAGACCTGCCAGGACATTGCTCAGGCCGCGGATCGGAGCCGTAGCGGCGCTGGCCAGGCTCTGTAGGCCCCAGCGCACCGAGCCGAAGGCCGCCTGCACGCCGGCCAGGCCCCGAACGCCAAGTTCCGCATAGTACTGGCCGATCTTGGGCATAGGTTAGCCCTTTTTGCTTGCCAGGAATGCCTGCACCTGCTGAGGAGTCATCCAGACCGTTCGCTTGGGTCGATCGACCGGCAGCCCCAGAACCATGGCCGCTTCCAGCGGCGTAAGCTCCAGCACGACCTGAGGCGGCCAGCCGAACCGCTCCGCACAAGCACGAAACAGGTCCTGCCAATTTAGGCTGTCTGGGTGGTGGTAGGGTTTTCGCTGCTGGAACCTCCGACAGCGCCTTCATTGGCCGCTGCCGTCAGGATGGCACTGATCTGCGGACCGTACTGCTCCTGGGCCTGTGCGATCCAGACGAGAGCATCGTCCAGGGTCTTGATCTGCTGGCCATGATGCCGCCGGAGCACAAGAAATGCCGCAGCGGCCAGTTGCAGACTTTCGGGCAGTTCCTTCAGGTTTTCTAAGCGGAAACGCCGCTGCTGAGCCGCTGCGGCAAACGCGGTCTCCCAGTACCGAGCTTGCTGCTCTGGCGGCACCAAGTGGGCATGGCGAGCTGCCTGTTCGATCGGATCCGGTAGCCGCGACAGGATGGCCGATTCCAGAGCGGCCAGGTCCTCTAGCCGCGGGGCAGCCAGGCGCCACATCTGGCTGCCCACAGCAATCTCCCGATACAGATGGCCGGTTATGCGGGCAAGTCCATCCATGCGTACATCTCCTGTAGGCGTAGGTTGCGGACCGCCGAATTAGCTTCCGCCGCCATAGGTCCATGCGCCGCTGGAAACAAAGCTGGCCTTAAACCCTACCGGTGCGCCGGTGTCGATGTCCACCTCGTAGGCGATCTCGGAGACGATCGCATTTCCGGAGAGCTTTAGGTTGCCGGTTTCCAGCACCAAACCAATGATGCTGCTGACGCTAATCGGCGCGCTGACAGCGTCCGATTGCAGTTTGGCTTCCAGATCGCCGCTGATCTCTTCGGTGCCGGCAACGGCCAGTTTCCAGCCGCCGGAGTCGCTGGAGCCAAACGTGGTCACGTTCGATTTGTGCGTGGCCGACCACTTGGTCACGTCGGCCAAATGGTTCTGGCCCACTTTCACCTTTCCGCTTCTTCCGCTAAAGGCTGCCATCGGCGTCCTCCTTGATAGATCACCAACATTCTCGGTTGTTTCTACTCTCCGGGGCGAATCCGCCCCGGCCCATGGAAGCTATAAGGTCATGGCGTCAAACTGGATCGCCGCTTCGGCAATCCAGCAGCGGGATGGGCTTGTCTCTGGGCGCTGGATCGTCATCTGCAGGCTAGCCAGTTGCATGGGGCCGTACCGCTGCGAGGTCCAGCCGTCCAGATGCTCCCGCATGGATTCCCGCAACGCCTCCAGGGTCGCTAGGTCCTGGGCCTGCGCCACTGCCTGGATGGTAATCTGCGGGTAGCGTCGGCTGCTGGTCTGCAGACCGTCGGCAATTTGCTCTGCGACCAGTCCCAGACACGGTAAGGCCGCTCCGGGATTGGGCGGCCCCAGAAAGACCCGCTCGGCCGGTACAATGGCCGTAAGCCCCGTCTTCGTACTCCAATGGGCCTGGATGGCTTCCAGTACGCTCGGAGCAGGATCTGGCATAGCAGGTTCTCCGGTTCGGGTTATTCCGATTGACCATGTCGCTGCAGGGCGGAACGAAGGAGGTTTTCCACGGCCCCGCGGCAGCGGTCCAGCGTGGGCCGAAGCCAAGGCCGTGGCTCAATTCGGTCTGTCCCCAGCTCCAGGTAGGCCATGTAGGCCGCATTGGTGGCCGGCCCCACGCGTGCCGTTTTCGTCTCAGGGTAATACTCCATCAGGATGTTGCGCCGTCCAAAACTGGTACGGACCATCGGCGCCTGCCCGGGAGCTGAACCGATAAACACGGTGTATTGGCTCCCTTTGGGGCCGGCCGAGGTTGTTCTCCGGCGTTTTCGCCTGATCCGTTTGGCCGGTCGATTACACGCTAGCCGCGCTTGCGTCAGCAGCAGGCTGGCCGCCCGCTGCAAGGCTTGATCCAACGTCCGGTCCAGGTCCTGCAGGACCCGATCACCCAGCCACCGCACCGTAACACCCATCGCCTCGACTCCTCAGGTGTAGCCGGCGCTCAGGATCTCTACGGCATCCGGATCCACTGCACCGGCGGCGTCGTACTCGGCAATCAGCTGCTGGAGTTTTTCGATCTGCGCACACAAAAACTCTTCGTATTCGTTCCAACTGTAATCGGGCGGCGGTTGCTGTGCGGCCAGTTCCGCCGCATACCGATCCCGGGCGGCAATCAGGTCCTCTCGGTATCCCATCCGTGGGACTCCTTGCTTCTGGGGCCTATCTGACGGTCCATCGGGAGCGTCGGCGGCCTAGGAGTTGCTGGTGTTCCTCGGTTTCTTCCCGCATCAGCCGCCGTAGGGCGTCTCCATAACAGCGAGCACAGTAGGGCTCCTTGATCGGACGGCCATGCGGGCTTTGCCAGTACAGGTCCCGGCTCATCCTGCCGCACTGGCGGCAGACGGCTTTTGGTGGTCGTCGGCTGGCTTGGGCGTGTCGGCGGCCTGCGGGCATGGCAGCCTCCTACCGAAATAGGGCGGCAATCGTCTGCGCGGCCAGCAACACCGTAAAACCGGCCACGCCGCTTACGACCCATAAAATGGCCGATACCTTGGTGCAAAGCCCTGTCGCACCGTTGCCGTACAGGGTTCGTTCGACCCGTTCGAGCCGCCGTTGTTGTTCCGTGTAAATAGCTCGGATTTCTGCAATGCCAACCTGAATGTCGGCAAGCCGAGCGTCGATCTGTTTGAAATGTTCCAGACAGCCCGGTTTGGGAACGCCCAGATCACAATCGATCTTAGGTGTCATGCAGGTTTTCCTTTCTTGGCCGAAGCGGCAGGTTCTCCAGGCGTCGGTCGCGGCAGGACCAAGTCCAAGGCTTTGCTCAGTTTATCCACGAACCAATCATCGATGGTCGAAGGAGTTTTGGCTGCCCATCGCTGAAGCAGTTTTTCCACCTCCAGCGGATCACCGGTTCGGGTGCGATTTCGTATATCACGCCAAATAAGGAAAGCGGCTACAAGCAACACGATGACAATCGGCACCCCCCAACCGATAGGCAGTAGACCAAGGACGTATTCTTTTATCTGCCCCATGAGGGATTGCCCCAGTTCTTGGGCTTGACGTTTCGCTTCCACAGCCAGTCCGATGGCGTTTTCGGCTTTAGCCACCGCCGAACCGTTATGGCTTTTCAGATCGGCTACCACTCCGTCTAGCTGGCTTACTTTGGCTTCGAGGGCCGCAAGCTTGGACTCGACCCCAGCCAAACGCTGTAAGACTTCCAGGAAGGCGGGGTGCGCTGGCGGCGATCCGGCGGGTGGTTGGGGTGCTGGGACGGGCGCCGGTTGCGAAGAAGCCGGTGGCGGTAGAACAGGTGCGTTGGGCATCGGTTGTGCTGGCAAGACCTGCCCATGCTGGCGGGCATCCTTACGGTCTTCCAGCCAAGCGTTCCAGGGAAAGACGTATCGCTTCGATTCAAAGAAGTTCACCAGTTGCGGCAGGCTCGTGCAAAGGGTTTCACGACCATCCGTGCCCCAGATGACACCCACAATGCCTTCGTTAGTCCACACCGGTCCGCCGCTATCGCCACCACGTGCTGGTCCGGTGATCACCCAATCCCCGGTGCTCGTTTGCCGGACCAAACGCCCGGCCCGGTGTTGCCAACCTTGCCTCCCATCAAACCCACCGTACCAGACCACAGCGTGCATGGCCGGCAATTCCGACGCCACAAAAGCCAGTTGGGGGGCACGACCTTGAACGACCACGATAGCCGCATCCGCTTCGTAACAAATAACCGCTGTATATCCAGACAGCCGGGTTCCATCCGGAAAGATTGCGACGACCGGTGTGTTCACCCGCTCCACGACATGTCGGGCGGTTAAGATCGCCGACTGCTGGCCATTGCTGGAAATGGCCGTGCCGGTCCCGACCGATTTCATCTGGCCTGCGCCAACTTCCAAGCGGCAGACCGCCAAGCTCGGCGGTGTGGTTTCAATACCCTTAGGCGGTGCTGGCCGATCCGACGGCGTCGGCTGGTAGTGGGGTGGACGGCAAAATCCGCTGTCACACTGGGCCAAGATGGGGCGCTGTAGCCCCACAGCCAACAGCACACAAAAGCCTACGAGCACGTAGCTGAGCGGTCGCATTGTACGTCCCTCCTTGGACCTGGGATTTCGGTTTTACTCTTCTCTGCCAGCCTAGCCGCAAGCGGTGCCAGGCATGCCAGGATGTCGGTAGCCGCCCGGATCAGTGCGGCGGCTTCCGGCAAGCCAAGCCGCTCGTCTTCCAGGGCATCAAGGACCGCCTGGCGGAGTTTTTCAGCCTGGCTGAGCAGTTCCATCATGCATCAGGACGGCATCTGTCGGCTCCAAAGCCGCGGTTCGACCACCACGGGAGTGCCCCGCTCGCTGGCCTTGAAGGCAGCCACCACGTCGTGGCTAAAGGCCAAGGCGCCGCTTCGGTCTTCTTCGACCTGTAGGTCCCAGTTCCGGTAATACCTGAAGCCCCGCACCAGATCGCCGTAGAACCAGATGCCTGCGGCCGTAGCAGCCGGTTGCCCCGACGCCACCAGGCGGCTATAGACCAAGGGGCTAACCACGACCTGCAGGTTCATGCCGGCCAAGGGGTTGCCGGCCACGACCACGTTGCTCGATCCGCTTCGGGTCTCCGTGGCCGAGACGATCCGGTTGGCCGTGGAGCGCAGTTGTGGCGGGACGAGAATCACCCGCTGCGTCAAGATGGGCGGCTGCCCCGTGCCTGGCATCTGGATACCCAGGAACAGGTCTTCGGCCGCATCGACATCGGTCCAGTCGGCCAGGGCGTTGACCTGCTGATTCACGTAGCGGCTGCCTGGGGTCGAGTAGAACAGGTTGTAACTGCCTTCGGCCGAATCGCCCACGCGTTTTTCCACGACACAACCGCTCACAGCGCCGACGATGTAATCGACCAGAGCCGTCTCTTTTTCTAGTCCGATCCGCTCGCCAATGCGGCGGGCTTGGTCCAGAATCTGGCCGGTCTCATCTTGCAGGATGGCCTCTTTGGTGATCCGGACAATGGCCCCGCGTTTGACGGTCTCCGGCGTCTTGACGTACTCGTCGTACATGCCAAGAGCCGGGTATTCCTGGCCTTCGGCGACCTGGAGCGTCTTGCCGTCGGCAAGCGGCAGGCTTACGCCGGTCAGCCGGGCCTGTCGGGCGCGGCCGTCGATGGCCGGCACCAGACGGCTGAGCGTAAACTCAGGCAATTGGTAGCCTTCCAGCACCGCGGCGTTGAGAATCTGCCCTGTGATCGTAGCGAAGGCCGATGTAGTCAGCGCGCCGTCGGCTTCTAGCAAGTGGGTGCCGCGGCAATAGGCTTCCAGGCCGGCCAGGCCGATCGGCTCACCCTGCCGGTCGGTGATGAAGTAGGCGGCAAGATCACGCAGGGAAAAGTCTTCCGGACGTAATCCGCCCGGCTTGCCTGTACGCCCACGCTCCAGCGCTTCGTGCAAATCCTGGAGCGTGGTCTTGGGGTCCGCACAAAACTGTCGGAAAATCTCTTGGGCTTTGACCATTGTGTACCTCCTTGTACTCCTGGTAACCCTGGGAAAACTGCCTTAGCCGCCGTTAAGCACCGGCGGAAACTTTGACGGTTCCATTGTCATTCCACAGTGCGCCGGCCACGCCGGGATTGGTCGTCGGCAGCGAAGCGAGGATGTTGTTGCCACTGCGCGACAGACTCCGACTGCCGAAGATAATGGCGGCCCCGTCGGCTAAGTTCAACGTGCCGACAGCCGACGCGTGCAGTCCCAAGTGCGAGAGCCGGCTCAGGATGCGGCAATACACGGCCGTCTCGGAGGTGCTCTTCGACGCTACGGCCACACCGATCCCCTCGGCCGTGGAACTGGCTGCGGAGACGGTCTGATTGGCCATCGCCGTGCCGTTGCCGCCAGCAAGGACTTGGCCCACTTCCATGCCGGTGCCGTCGCCGCTAGGAGCAGCAAAAAGAAAATCCCCTTCCGTGGCGACCAGCACTTGGCCAGTCCGGCCGGCTTCTTTGGCCGACAAAGCAACCCCCACAAACGCCGTGGCCAGGTTGGTCTTCTTTTCGGTGTAGTTGGCCCCGCTAACCACGGAGGCCGGGCGCACCGCATCGTGGGTCGCATCCCACCAGACCAGGTCGCCGATCTCCACCGCATCGGCCGCATAGGCCGGCAGGCTTACGGCCCGCACATCCCCACGCACAAACCGAAATTGATTCGCCATCGTTCAAACTCCTTTGGGAAACTAAGGATCCGTCATTTCCACATTCGTACCCGGTCTTCAAAGCTTCCGGGCAAACCGCCCAGCGGACGGCTCGACAGGACCGTGCTGGGCCGGATGAGCCGGCGCAGGTCTTCCAGCATTGCCTTGCGCCGAGCGTCGTCGGCCTGCTGCAGGGCTTCCAGCAGGCTCTGGGGCACATCCTGTGGACTCAGCCCCGCCTGCTGCAGCTCCTGAGCGAGCTGCTCTTTACGCCGCAGCGCGTCCAGCTCCGCGGCCAGCCTGTCGCGCTCTTCTTTGAGCCTGATCCGTTCGGCCTGCGCTTCCCCGGCCGCCTGAATCTGAGCGACCAGATCCGGCCGGGCCTGCTTGAGTTGTTCCAGCGTCAGATTCTCCAGGTCCATAACACCCTCCTTGGTTCCAGTAACGTCCGAAACATCCAGTCCGAATTTCCGTGCAGCATCCAAGGCACGCTGTCGGGCCAAGGCCAGATGCTCCTTGGCCAGTTTCCGATTGGCGGCAATCCGCTCCAGACTCCGCCGCACCGCCTGCGGCGTGTGGATCGGGAAATACCGCTTATGAAGCGGCCAGGTGCGGTTGCCAATTTTCACCCCACCCGGAAGCACCAAGGCAAAGGCCTCATCCGGCAGCCGATCTACGTCTTCCCCATCTTCCGGCGGCTCCTCGGCAGGCTCCGTCGGGTTGCTGTCCGGGGCGGCCGCTGGCTCTACGTTCGCATCCGCTGCTGGTTCGGCCACTGCCCCGGTCGAGCGATCCTCGTACAGGCTCCGCGTGGTAGCCGGCTCGGCCACCAGATCCACACTGCGCACCTGCTGGATCGACTCGACGATCAGCCGACCGCCTTCCATGCGGGTGCGTCCTTGGGCGTCGTGCGAAAGACCGACGTTTTCCGGACAGTTCTCCGCATCCCAAAGCAACTGCTCGGCCAGCGGATGCTTCGGGTTAACGAGCAGATCGCCGTACAGCCCGTTGGCTTCCATCCGCACGTTCAAGAGCCTGCCGATCCGGTCCCGGTAGCTGCGGCGTCCTGCGTCCTGATGATCCACGTTGACCGGCCGGCCTTCATACAGATGCTTGGCCTCTAGCAGCGCTTGGGGCAGGTAGCGCCGGCCGTTTTGGCTTTCTAGGCCCAGCACCTTGACGCCCAGGATCATGCTGCGCTGCCGGTCCACGCGAAGCGTCAGTCCCCTGTTGGTCGTGTATTCCAAAAGCCGCTGGGCGCCGTCCTGGCTGGCGTCCTTGCCCCCAGCGGCCGGAGCAGGCTGGGATTCCCGGATGACGGCGGGCATCTCCTCGGGGTCCGCGTCCGGATGCACCTTCTTCCACGCCCGGCGTATCCGCTCTTTAACGGCAGGCAGGTCTTCCGGCGGAATCTGGACCCGGTTGCCCCGGAAACCGCCGGGTCCCAGGGCGGCAATGGCCATGCCGACTTGCCGGGCTGTTTCCTGCTTTTCCGGGTCTTCCCACAGACGCAGTTTCCAGGTGCTGGGCCGTTCCGGGTCCGGCACATAGGCGTAGGCCTCGGCCGGAAACTGCATCCCGTTTTCCGTTTTGGTCGGTCGATCGGCCATCCGTAGCCCTCCGGTGGGGCCGAAGTTTTTCTCTGCACTGGTCCGAAGCATGGGGGGGCGTGCTTGTCAGGCCCGCCGCTCCCACAAAAAGGGGATTTTATCCGAACTTGTCTGAACTTGTCCGAAGTTATGGGATTTTTGACGCCTTCGGTTGGCAAAATCAGGCCAATAAAAAAGGGCCAGACGCGATCCCGGCTCGTTGAGCCGAGACGGCGCCTGGCCCCAGCTATTCTGGTAGCCTGAGGTGCCTTCTATAGTAATTTCGTAGCGCGTTGCCCCGGAAGCGTCAAGGGGGCAAAAGAAAAATTTTTCCCGTCGCTACCCGTTTCCCCTGGCCTAGGAACATCGGCAATCAGCCCCATGGGCCGGTTAGGCCTTATCTCGGCCTTCTAAGCGGCGGTGGATCAGCCGCACCGTGCCGCCTTCCCAGGTGATCTCAATGCCCACAGTACCCCAGAACTTGGCCCGTTCGGCTTCGTCAAACAGTTGATCCAGGCGTTGGTGAGCAAGAAGCCGCATCCTGGCGTTATGATCCTGGGGGACAGCCTGGGCAGGCTGCACCACTGCCCCAGGAGTCTCGCCAGGAACTCGCTTCGCCATGGAACTGGCCCCATCCCTAGGCCGTGATCTGTGCTCTTCCATAAAGTCTTTCCCCTGATTACGCTAACGCATCGTCTTTAGGTAGCGGTGGGTATCGCTGCAGGTACTCTTCTACGTTGAACAGCTTTTCTCGCACAATCTTGGCCCCAATGCGCTGAGCGACTACCCGCCCCACGGTCGTTGCCCAGTCCGGGAACCCTGTGGTGCTGGATACGCACTGGCCTTCCTCAAAGGCCCTCATGGTTTCTAGGTCCAGCGCCGCTTTGACGCCGGGGTCAGGGCAAATCCAGTAGGAATACCTGTCCACAAAAGGTACTGGATTCTGCAAAATGGCCCTATAACCCCACAGTTCCACCTCAATTTCACTCAAGGGTTCGTAATTCATCGGATCTCACCTTATCCCAGTTAAGAGAAGCTCAAACAATTCCGGGTCTTCTCGCGCCACCTTTTCAGGCTCCTTGAACAGAAACTCAATTCCCTCTGAAACAATTTCCCACATTTGATCATCGTCATCCACGCGCCCCATGTAATCCGACAGCCACTTTCTCCCATCCGTTCGCTGCAGGTAAGACCACCTCTTACGCATACTATCGACTCTGCCGCTGTCGATCTTGCAGCTTCCCCTGGTGACTTTTTTCCCCCATTTTAAGGCGGTCTCGTTCAGGCCTGGAATCCAGTACTGCAGGTGGTGCCCTAGCTCATGGGCGAACGTGTCCGCACTCGTTGTCCCGTGGTAGGCCACTTTGCCCTGCCTTGGGTAGTAGGCTCCACCTCCAGGTACAAGCCGTGGATTTTCTTCTATTATAACCTTCTTTTGCGCCACTTTCGTTTTGTTAGTTATGGCACCAACGAAACGGCTCGCCTCGTTGGCGGCTTTTCCGATGTCTTCTTGAAAAGTCCCCTCCACCTTGAACCGTGTGCGATATTTGGGCGGTAGCATCATAGTGCGGACGATGTCCTCTCTTGCCTGCTGTTTACAACGGGTTTCGATCTCATAGAGGGCTTTGTGGAGTTCTCGCTGATAATGGGGGGGCCAGTCTATCTCAAGCCATGGTCGCCGAGCCGCCTTCAGAGCACGCTCAGCAGCATCAGCCCGGCGAAGCAATTCTTCGCGGACTTCAGATGCCGAGAGAATCTGTTTCTGCGCCCGTCGATCGAAGTGCCGCCGCCGGGACTTTTCCTCGGGCGAAAGGGCAAACTTCTTCTGGTACTCCTGGACCATGCGTTGAATTTCGCGCTCCATGGCCTCCGGCCCTTGGAAGAAGAGATGGGCCGGATGCCCAGGCTGAAGTGGTGTGGGGATTCCCGTGGAAGCCACCGCCTGAAAGAGAGCTTTGCGCTGGGCGATGCGCAAATCCACTTTGGCCAGGCGCTCGGCCCGTTCCTGGGGGGTTTCGGCCTGGAGGGTTTCGATCGGTAGCAGACGGCCCTCCGGGTCGATAAAGTCGGCCCATTCCGGTTTTCTGGGGATCGGTTCTTTTTGCAGTAGGTCCCGCACGGTCTGCCAGCGCCGCACGCCGACAGCGGTCATCTGCTCCCGTTCGCTGGCCTGCTGCCACCACTGCTGGTAACTGGCCGGATCGGGAATCAACTGGCCGGTGGCAGTCTGGAAGGCGGCCATAGCGGCTGGGTTCTGGGCCCATTCCGGCGGCGGCCGGAGCACCGGGATGGTCATGCAGCGGCAGTTTGGTTCGTCAGGTAGGTCCGGCAGAAGCTCGCCTCGCTCGTCCCGGTACAGGCCGTCGGGACCTTGCCAATAGATGCGGCCGTTGCGGGCGGCATGGTGCGGCCGGGTCCACTCGTCCATGACGGCCACGATCTGCAGGCCCTGGAGCATGCCGCCCATGCCCTGGAAGGCGCTACGGCCAGCCCGCTCTGCCACCCGACAGCCTTCGGTCCGAGCGATCCGCTGCGCTTTGTAGGCCAGGCCGTCGGTCCACCGCTCCAGCCGAGCCCGGAGTCCATCGACGTTTTCCCCGGCCACCAGGCCATGAACCAGGTCATTGAACATGGCCTGCCGGACTGGTTCTTCCCAGCGGCGCAAGCGCTCCTGCCACGACAGGCCGCCCGGCGGGGCAGAAATGAGCCAATCCGTGACCTGCTCTTCCTTGGGTGGCGGGAAAAGCAGCGACTGGACAAACTCCTTCGCCTTTTGCCCCCGAATCGCTCCCCGAACGATCGGCTCCCAGTCGTAGCGGACCTGCCAGGCTGGTTGTTGGGGTTCTGGCACGGTGGCTTCTCGGACCGGCAGTTTGGCTTTGGCCGCCGCCAGCCCAGCAAACACCGGAAGCCACTCGGCAGGCAGGGCGTCCAGCACGGCCTGGCCGGCGGTTCGGTAGCCCAGAAGGCCCAGCGGGATGAGCTGGTCTTGCAGGGCCTGCCGTGCCTGGCCCAGAAGTTGCTCGATCCGGCGGCGCAGGCTGGCTAGGCCTACCAGGCCCACGCGGCTAGCCAGTTCGGCGATCGGGCCGGCCAGACTGCGGTATCGTCGTCGGATGGCCACGGCGGCCTGCTGCACGGCCTGAAGCAGCTGGACTTGACGCTGGTGGAACCGTGCAGCCAATCGCTCTTGCAACAGGCTGGTCCTGGGCCGGCCTGGTTTGGCTTCCAGCAATGGGATCATCGGCCGAAACTCCTTAGCCTTTTCCCAACAGTTGGGGATAGCAGGGGTTACTCGGCGGCCTGGTCCATGAGGGAGCGTTCTTGCTCGTAGTTATAGCCGTGGCGGGCCGCTACGGTTTGCGGGCTGACCACGCCCAGGGTCAAGAGAATCTGATCGGCCTGGGCTTCTTTGAGCCGGTCCCGGCTCAGCACGATGGGGGCCTCGGCGTCGATTTCCACCAGGCGGCTTACGCCGTCGGGCAATCGGCCCGCCCGTTCGGCCACCTCCAGCGCTCGGCGCAGGATCTGGATATCGTACCAGATCATCTCCGCCTGGAGCCGCTCGCACATTTTGACGGCCGGTCCCTCGGCCACCATGGTCGACGCGTAGTTGGCGTTGCTGGCGTCGGCCGAGAGCATAAACTCTGGCATACAGAGCCGGGCGGCAATGGCGCGCAACTCCGCCTGGAGGGCCACGACGTACTTGGCAACGTCGATGCCACTTGCTGGGAAGGTGTACTCCACGCCAGGCGGAGTGTCCACAATGGCGCCGGGGGGAAACTGCTGGTAAGTTTTCGTCTGGCCGGTCGAAGAGTCGGTCTGTTGCAAGCTGGCCAGCCGGGCCACGTACTGCTGGATACTGCCGGCCGTGGCGCCGGTGTGCCGACGCACGATGGCAATGGCCGATTGGATGCTGGCAACTGTGCTCATGTTACGCAACAGTTTCCAGGCCCGGCGCAGGTTGTGCCGGACCGGCCACAAGAGCGGCAGGCCACGCGGAGCGGTGCGATCCACGTTGGCCTTGCGGTGCTGGACCTGAGTGGCCGCAATCCGCTGAAAACTGCCTGGCTGGTGGAGGTCCAGTTGGACCCAGTAGGCCCGGACCGTTTCCGCATCCAGCGGATCGGTCTCGATGCCGAAGGGCGCTTCCTGTCGGCCAGGCGGCTGGCGAACCTGCTCCGGCTCAACAAACCGCACGGTCAACCGTCCGGCGTCGTCAAAGAGACGCAAAAAGACTTCGCCGTCCCGGTCCATGCGGCGCTGGATTTCCTGTTGGCGTAGGCCCCAGTCGTGCCGCTCCTGGAAGTCCAAGAGTTCCGCGTCGATCCGTTCCATGGTGGTCTGGTCGATTTGGGCTGCTGGCCTAGGACGCAGCTTGTACTGATGGCCGCTTCCGACCACGTAGCTGATGCGGTTTTCGATGGCCGAAAAAGCAAACGGGTGGCTTGCGGCCAGCCAGCGGCACTCCTGCCGGATCAAAGCCAGGTCGCCCTCGGTCCGGTACGGCGTGCTGCCGTCCTGGTCCATGACCAGACCCAGCGGAATCCAACTGGGTAGATCATCTTCCCGGTCCAGCCAGCGGGTAAGCAGCTGGATGGATTCCAGCAGGGGGTCCAGGGGCGGACCGCCGGGCCTGCCGTCTTGCGGCTGGTCATGGACCGGCAGGGGGGACGTCGTGTGGTTGTTCGTCATGGTAAGAGCCTCCGGCTAGTTCCAGGATGAGTCGGATAGCCATTTCCAGGGCGTCCGGACCGTCATCGTGCTGTCCGTTGGGAAAATCTTGCAGCTGTCCCACCAGGAGCCTGCCGCCGGGATCATCCAGCACGCGTAGCTCTCGGCGGGTAATGTACTGGCCCAGGCGTCGGATGCGCACTAACTTGGGCACGCGGTTGTCGATCTGGAAGGTCGGCCAACTGAGTCCAAATCGCCCCGCCGTCTGCCGCTCAAACTCATGCACAAGCAGTTGCTGAAACTGGTTGGCTTCGATCCCCACAAACTGCGGCTGCCAACGATCGCACCAGCGGATCGTATCCTGCACGATCTGGTAGGGTGGCCGGCGTTGCAAGTCGGCGGCCACCCAGAGCAGGCCCCGGCACAGCCCCAAGAAGACAATGGCCGAGTAGTCGCCCTGCTTGTCTCGCTTACCCAGACTGGGATCGACGGCGATGACCCGCACCTGGTAGTCGGCCAGCCTAGGCATTTGGTCCTGTTGGACCCAGATCCAATCGCCCCAGAACTCCGCGGGCCATTCGGCCCCTTCCATCGAGATGAACTGGCCCTCTAGTTCCTGGGCCGCTAGTCGGCCTGTGGCCTCCTGCTGGACCAGGCGGAGAAAGTCTGCTGGCAGAAAGGGGTTACTCCGGGTAGGCGCATGGACCAGTGTGCAATCCGCTGAGGGCCGCCCGAACCGCTCATAGGTCCAGTGCCGCATTCCTTGCGGGGTGAAGGTGGCTGCCAGCCACGCGCCAGGCTGCTCCCGCAAGGTAAACAGCACCACCTCATAGACCTGCCGGTCCATGAGACTGGCTTCGTCCAGCCAGGCCCCGGCTACGGAAAGGCCACGGAGCCGATCAGGTTGATCGGCCGAGCGAAAGAGCACCTCGGCCCCATGGTGCAGTTCTACGGCCATGCGACTGGGCCGGATCGAGCGGACCGTGTGCGTCAAGCGGCCTAGGCGCAAGAGCGTCGGCCAGGCAAAATCACGCAACATCGTGTACGTCGGCGCAACGACCAGATAGGTTCGGCCCGGCTCGGCCCGGCGGAGAACGCGATAGGCGCCGGCCGTGGTCTTGCCTGAGCCCCGGCCGCCCACCAAGCCCACTAGCGGCGTCCGCGCCAGCACAAACTCCCGCTGCTGCGGCGTGAGCTGAATGATGAGCCTGCTTTTAGCCGACATGGGCTTCATCCTGGCTTCCTTGCCTGGGATCGTTCTGGGAAGCTTCCTGCGGGTCTTCGGGCCAGACGACCTGTTCGACGATTTCGACCGTCCGCTGAGTCTGCAGGATGTCTTGGCGGTCGCGCTGGCCCAGGTACTGCTTGCCGAGCCAGATGAGCATGGGCACCGAGCCGCGGCGTGCCATCTCCAACTGCTTGCGCCGTAGGCTCTTTTGCAGCTGCGCCCGGCCCTGATCCAACGCCTGTCGCGCTTTGCGCCGCAAAAGATTCTCCGACACGCCTAGGATGAAGGCGATCTCTCGGTCCGTACAGCCGCAGGCGGCCATACGCCGAACCTGCTCTAGATCGATCGTCTTCGGCTTGGGCATCCGTGCCGCCAAGCCTCCTTGGATGGTGGGTTGATACATAGACGGCCGCAGGCGGTTCGACGGCTCGCCCCCTTTTTTATAGGCCGTCGAATGGCCTTGCTGTAAGGTATTTTATGCGCTCCCTGGCCCCCGAACCAGGGGGTTCTGGACCGCCGGTTGGCTGTAGGCTACTTAGGCAATCGCCAGACCGTGATGCTCGCGCCGGGGCTGCCGTCTTTGGCGGCGTAGTGTTTCATGGTGCGGATTTCGGCCACTTGGGCGTCGTCGGCAATGACCACCCCGGTCAGGGCGTCCAGCACAGCCCGGAGCAGTTTGTCCAGGTCAGGCCTACGGGTAACCGACTCGGGAGCGTCGGGCCGAAGGCGTCCTGGACCAGGTTTGCCGCCCCGGTAGTGGCTCTTAGGCCGGGGGAACGTAAACCATACGTACACCCGGACCGGACCGGTCCAAGGCGGCTCCGGCCCAAAGACCTGAGCGGCTATGGTCCGCACGGTGGCCACCCAGTCGGAAATCCGCCGATCCTGCACCAGCCGCATGGTATGCGAGCCGTCGGCCCGTCGGATCGGCACAGCCCGTAGGCTCCCCTTGGCCGCCGGCAGCCCAGAAACCCAGAACACTACTCCCACTTCACTGCGGTAAAACATCGGCAGGGGGACTCCGTAAGTGGAGCGATCCCACTATGCCACCCCGGACCACGGCCAGGCACTCCTGGAGCATCGCCTTGGTAGCGGCGATTTCTTCGGGGCTGCGGGGCGGCGAGCCGTTGGGCGGCGGCTTGGAGCAGACGCAGGCCGGCTTGCGAGGCAGTGGCGCCTGATGCACCCAATCCGGCACGGCAAGCCCGTTGAACCAGGCTAGCTCGTCCGACGGCACTTGCCGCATGGCCAACGACTGCAGGTAGGCCCCGGGATTTCGGGGCTTTGGCCCAGCCTGCAGTGCTTCCCAGAAGGCGTCCAGGATGGCTTTAGCCCAAGGTTTTCCCCTGGCTTGAGCCACCAGGAGCCGTGCTAGCAGGCGGCGATCCCGCTCCTGTCGTGGCCAGCCACGCGGCCAACCGGCGGCCAAACGCTCAAAATCCGAGCGCAGACCCGCATCGTTTTGACCAGACGGGTCCTCCAGGGCCACCTCCGGAGTTTCCTCCGGAGTGTCGCCTATATACGTCGTCGACGACGACGTATATATATTCTCTTCTCTTCTATAGTCCACTTCTTGTCCACTTTCTAAGTGGACATTTTGTGGACAAATTGTAGACAAATTGTGGACAAATTGTGGACAAGAAGTGGACGTACTTGTTGGGGGATTGGGTATCCCCTTTTGGCGGAGTTGCCGTTTCCAGGAGCGTTCTTGCAGCCGGCGTTTGGCCGCTCCCGTGAACCACCGATCGAAGGCCGGGATGCTCACCCCCGAATCTGAAACCAGGAGCCAGCCCACCTTTTGCAGCTCGACAAAAAACGCCTTTCGTATATGGGTAGCCACCGCCAGGGTATCAGCATCCATATACGGCAGCGATCCATCGGCTGTGTGGGCCTGGGCCCAGCTCCAGAAACGGACTAGCAGACCGACAACCTCGTCCGTGGAACATTTAAGCGCCATAGCCAGCCGGACCACTTCCGGTTTATTCGGCAACTCCACCGAGATGGGAATCCAATCGCCTGCCATGGAGGAGTCCGTCCTGGTATTCTATAGGTCTTCTGCTTTGAGCGTCTAGCCGGGGCCTGTCGGGGGGAGTCGAACCCCCTTTCGCTGCGTACGAGTCAGCGTTGTGGTCACCATCGACCTGCTATTTCTGTAAGCTACTAACAGGGTTTCCGCCGAACTCTTCGTAAATAGCTCGCCATACTACTTGGCGAGGCACAAACACGCATTCACTATGGTAGTTTCGTTCCGGCGTTTTTTGGCGAAACACAGGATACATCCTGGTCCAACGCTGCCAATGGCGCTGGAAAACACGACACAGTTGGGGAAACGAAACCAAACACCACCGTCCGGTGTCTTGCCAAAACCACAAGATGTAATCACAGCCTTTCTGCTCATCTCGTGTCCAACCGACAATTCGCTCTTCGACTACCGACCATGTTTCCAAAGCAAGGTCATCTTCTCCCCGTTTGGCCAGGTAATCTACGTCCCGTACCTTCACGTCGACGGCAAGCGGTCTGCCCCGAGCGTGATCGACCCAGTAGTCTACTCCGGCACGGTCGTCGTGGGCGCTTGCTTGCCGGACACGCCATGCGCCAGGGATGGCATGAAGCAAAATGTCAGCAATGCGTTGACCTGCCGACTGCCCTTGGCTCCACAAAAGTTTCTCTCGAAAACTATATGCCTTCACCATCCGGCGGTCCCCAGGTGGTCCATCCTGGGCGCTCCCGTCGAGCGAACATTTCCAAGTACGGGCCGGGGCTGCAAGATTCCACTAGATCAAAGAACTCTTGGGGTTTACTGGAATGCCCGTCCGGTCCACGGGCTGCCTGAAACCACGTTCCGACATCATGCCGCCGCAGCGGCAAATTCCCCCGCACACCGAACAGCACATGTTCCGTCGATCCCCGAAAGTAATTCCCCATGCCAAAGGAAGGTTTACACCACGTGAGAGTGGTGATGTACCGGAACCCCCATTCCCGGAGCAGACCAAAACCTTTGGGAAGGGACCGGCAGGTAATCCACAGGTACAAATGGGCGTTGTCTTCGGCTAATTGGCCAACCGGCAGGTCCAACAGTTTCTCATAGGGCAACATCGCATAGGTTGGTCTTCCCCGGCCAAACTGCTCGTGGTCTTCTTCGTCGTCCCAATCCCATGGTGGGTCCAGCACAATCGTCGCAAACCGTTTTCCTGCCTCGATCAGTTCTGCCAGGG